TAATTTCCGTTCCTCTACCACCCTCACGACGAGGAAGCCAAAAGTCCTCAAGCATCGACATAAATTTGCGATCATCTTTAATTTCTCCAGTATTCGCATCGTAAACTAATTTATTACGATAACGTGACATCACTTCACGCAAGTATTGTTCTGCTTTTTGCTTGGGTAGATTGCCTACATCAATGTAAAAGATTCTTCTTTCTGGTGCACGTGACAAACGATAGATAACAAGACTATCCTCAATCATGCGAAGTTGATTGAGTGCCTTGATTGCTTTATGCATATAAGATAGAACCATATTGCGGTTCATATCTAAGAGACCAGAGTGTGCATAACAAATAGCATCAGGGGCAACTTTGATACCAGAAGTATCATAACCACGAAGACCCTTTTGATTGTAGACATAGTATTCTACTGATTTTCTAGTGATTGCCTCATCAGTGATACTACCTGCAACAGCACGTTCTTTTGGCTCTTCATATTCAATAACTTTACGAATCTTTCTTGGGTCAATGAATCTAAGTTCTAATAGACCTGCTGAAGGGTTTTGGAGATCAATAACTTTATGATAGAAAAGTCTTCCGTCAATATACCAACGACGGAAAATATCATAGGACTTTCTATCAAAATCAAGTAGTTCTAAAATATTATGAAATTCTTCTCTAATTCTTTTCTTTAATGAGTCGGAAACTCTCAAATTTGAAAGTTCAACTTCAACTGGAACATCATCCATCCCACCATTAATTGCCTCGTTGACAATATCATCAATAGCAGAATCACACTCTGGGTGAAGTGACATATCACGATAACGCATGATGAGTTCCCACTCATTCTTTACGTAACCATCAATATCTACGTATTGACCAAAATGGCCACCTCCAACAATAGGGGTGGCTGCATCATCCGAGTATGGTTGAACAAAGGAAGTTCCTTGTGGAGCTCCCTTTGCTCTTTCTAAACTATAACCAAACAAACGAGATTGTTGCGTCATGATCTAAGGATTCTCCAGTGGTTCTACTGGATTATTTATCCTACTTCTGATCCAGACTTTCTGCCTCGGAGTCATTCTTCTGAGTCCAGTACTGAACTTGGAACTCAACAGTATACTCTTCGATAGAATCGTTTGATTCCCACGCAAGGTCAATAGCACTTACGTTGGTTGGGAATACACCTTGGAATTCATAAGAACGAAGGACATCACCTTGTCTACCGAGTTGTCTAACAGTTGCCTGTGTTTGGTAGTCGCTGATCTTCGTGTAATCTGAATAGTTCTCATTCTGATACTGAATCTTAGAGATCCAGAGTTCGAAGTAGGAACGAAGTTGGAACTTCGCATCGTTCATAACAGTAACTGTCCAAGGTTCGAACGTTCTGTCACCCGCAATCTTCAGAGTACGACCACGGAAAGGAACCTCAATAACACCAACGGTGGATGCTGGGAGGTTTGCCGCTTTTACTAATACTAGTGATTTCTTTTTAAGATCACTAGTTGCAGATCCTTGAGTTGTTGAACCAGATAGAGAAGCTGGGAAGTTCAACTCTACCTGGAACAGATTAGGACGAGCAAAATCCGAATCTACATATGATCTAAATGTGTCAATGCTTGCTCTAGATTTACTTGCCATTTTGAATAGTCTCCTTTATTTAAAGTATTTATTTGAATCAGCTGACAATTTCAGCAAATGTAGTGCCAGTTCTAGTAGCAACAAAGGTCAGTGTAATGAAGTTGATCGAACGTGTTGGCTTCACGTAGATCTCAGCATAGAATTCACCACGGTCAATTGCTTCTGCTGGGTTGTTGGTGCTATCGCATACAACTAGGAAGTCAACGATACCTCTACGTCCTTGTACTTGACGGAGATATGGTTCAATGATATTCTTGAATGATGAACGTGTAATTTCATCATTTAGTTCAAAGAGTTGCTGTTTCGCTGCATCTGAAATTGTTCTTTCAAGTGCTAAGAAAAGACGACGAACATTGATTCTGTCAAATGCTGACTGATAACCTAGTGCTGTCTTATCACCAAAGAGAACAATACCTTGACCTGGGAAATTAACGATTGGGTTAATTCTGTTAGCATATAACTTATCTCTCTGATCCTTAAGAGGTGAGAAGGCAAGTTTGATTGCATTCTTTAGATTACCTCTGTTTAGACCAGCGGGAGAGTACCAAGGTTCTTGGTTAATTGTTGTCTGTAAGCATAGACCAGCAATATCAGCATTACATGGAACATATCTGTAATTATCATTGTACTTATCGTAGATATACTTGTAGTTGCTATCAAATACTGCGTATGAAGAAGACTGAAGCATGTTGTAATAAACTACTTGTCTGTCAACAATTACGTTTGGATCTACTTGTCCAATAACATCAGATCTAATTGGTGAGATGAATGCAATACAATCTTTACGAGTGTTTGCAATATCAATCAGTTTCTGTGCCTTAGCAATGCTATCTTGGAAGTTACCAAACGAAGGACCCATTAGTAAGTAATCAACTTTAACGGTCTCTTGGTCAGCAACTAGATCGTATGCAGCAAGAACTTGATCTCTTGATACTGAATATCCATCAGCACCACCTGAGAAACTGTAAGAAATTGTTGAATTATTCTTAGTATTGATAATAGTTTCACCTAAACCATTAGTGAATGCTGCCGATGATTTTAGAAGATCGAATACTCTATTGATACCATTGCTTCCAATATCACCATTAGCGTTATCATTTACGTCGTAAATTTCATCTAATTCATGAGAACCCCAATATAGATATTGAGAATTTGCTTTGATTACATCTCTGTAGTAGTTGTTCTCACCCTGAGGACCCTTAGCATTGGATGCTTTAGATACAAATAAGAACTTCTCTAGAAGAGAACCTGGAGTTCCAGTGATCTTACCATCAGCATCAAGAACAAGAATGTGCATTTCATCATTCTTACCACCTCTTTCTGCAATATATTGAGAAGTAGTTGGACGTGGTGCAACGTTAATCCATCTCTGTCCATCACCATATTGACGATCTTCATATTCAGATCTCACCGAAAGAATCGAGACTGTACGATTATCAAAATCCTCAACTGTCTGTCCTGCTTGGAACATAGGAAGTGATGAAACATAAGCATAAAGTCTTCTTTCAACTACTTCAATTGTTCCAGCACCATTAGGACCAGAAAGTGACTGCATAGCTTGAAAATATGTACTGGATATTCCAGCATTTACTTCTAATAGTCTTCTTCCTGAATCATATGCAACAACCGTACCAGTAACAGTACCACTTGCAGCAGTAACTGTATCACCAACCGCAAATGTACCAGTTAGTCCAACCGCTGCAAGTCTGATTAGAATTGAATAGTTGTATACTTGTCCAAGTACACCTGAGTTTGGATATGCAAGTTCATCACCAAGGTTGAAATTCCATTCAGTTCCCGAAGATGGAGATGTGAGATTCAATACCTGGTCTGCACCAGCATCAGTCATGACTAATTTAACTGAGTTACCATAAGTACCAGGTGTACGTGATGCCCAGCCCCATGGATTTGATGCACTTTCTACCGTGGTCTCATAGTAGTTAAGATTCTTAATTAGTGGTGGTGTAACCCCAGTGGTTGTTGTTTCATTTAAGTTAGTCGCATCAAGTGTAACTAGAACTTTTACAACCGCAGTAGCATCTGCGTGTGTTGCTGCAGAAGTTCCTAGTTGCCCTCTGAGGACAGTTAGGTTATCACCATTAATTGCCGTAACTTGTAGGATCTCGTTTTCGATGATCACATATCCATTGATTGTGATGCTCAATGAAGCTGCATTTTGTACAGTTAAAGTCGTATCTGATGCACTGAACGTTACACCTTCATCAATAACTGTTTGGTTTGCTAATTGTGGTTCGATTAGTGAAGCTGGTCTTCCTGCCGAGTGTGAAACTGCAGCAGTTGCTAATTGCCCTCTGAGGACAGTTGCGTTGTTACCATCAACAGCAGTAATCTTTACAATTTCATCATCAATCTTTAAGTAATCATTTACATTAAAGTTAAGTGCTGAAACGACAGTAATTACTGTATCGTTTGATGTTAAGTTTGCTGAAACAATTTGTGCTTTGTCGATAGCATTTCTTAGTGAGACGCTATTTGCACGGATAACTTTTAGTGATCCACCATATAGTAGAAACTGCGATGCTGAGAACCAAAACTCGTAGTTTAGATCGTTTGGCTTACCAAAAGAAGCAAGAAGTTGCTTCTCGGATGTAATGTCAACGACTTCTTCAACGGGTCCCTTCTCAAATGCACCTGCAATAACCCCAACATTATCAACAACTGTATTTGCAACTGTAGTAAGGTCTCTTTCGACAACCACTACTCCAGGTGATAGCTGAGTAGATGCCATGTGTTATTCTCCTTAGAGTATCATTTTGTGTCTACCAATATTTATAAAATAGATAGTTTCAAACGGGGAAACTATGCGTGAACATATATTACCAATCTGGATATTCCCAATAAGACTTTATTCTCTTCTTCTTTCTAGACTTTTGAATCCTAGTAATCGTACACTCCTTACATTCATACGAATAAGCAGATGGAAATGGACCCCTGTCTTTATGTGTCAAATAGAAGTCATCTAAAAGGTTCTTCTTCCTACCACAAGTCCTACAAATTCTTTCAGTAAATAATATATGCTCTAACTCTATCTGGTCATCAATATCCATTAACGGAATTCCCACATGAAAGATCTGTCACCATATTCATCAACGTGCCACCTATCACCATCATCATCAACGAAACTTTCACCTCCACCTAATCCATCATCCATAAAACCAAATGGAGACATGTCTGCTTCAATTGCTTCCCTTTGCTCTTCATAAATTCTTTGACGAACATCATTATCATGCAATTCTTTAAAAAATGGTTGCATCGCTAACCAAGCAAAGATAACCAAGGACATTGCTAAGTCATCATTACAACCTTCTTCTGCCTGGAAACTGTTTTGTTTTTGGATAAAAGTAGTTAGTTCACTAATAGTATCATAATCTTTAACCATTAATTTATCTTCTTCTATCAATGCCTTAAGGTTAGAACAACCTACCTTCTTAACTGCCTGTGTCATCCTCACACCAAGTGATGCCTTTTTGCCTGAGAATCCTGTTCCAACCATCTGACCAGCCCTGCCCCTCATTGAACACATGAGTAAGTTGTCATATTCTAGATCATACTGTAGAATATCAGCAACTTGAGCACCAATATCATTTACCTCAATTAAAATATGACATCTGTTATATGCATTTGCTACTTGATGGATAATATTAGGTAAGATAATTGGTTTAATATCATTATCTTTAAATTTTGCAACAAGTGTATATGGAATAGTTGTTGTATCTATTACAGTAAATGCTGAATAATCTTGATTAGTTCCACGAGAAACATCAACTGTCATTACATACTGATGATCAGAAATAGGATCTTCGTAGATATCTAATTTACCGTTCTGTTTAATCGGATCTTCATATACGAGAGATCTTAGTTTTGCTGGATTGATAAGAGTATCAACCGATCCTAAGAACTCACACTCAAATTCTTGAGTGAACTGTCTTTGTGATGTATTGGCAATTGTCTCTTCTTTCCATTTAGCATCTCTTCCAGGAACCTGAGACCAATGAACTTCTAGAGGAATGTAACTGTTCTTATTTCTCTCAGCATCATGCCAGAGTTTATAGAACATGTTCATCCCGTTTGGAGTTGAGATGATAATAACTTTTGTTGTCTTACCAGATGAGATGGTAGGATACACTGAACTGAAGAACTGCTCAGCAATATTGTTTGGGATGAACGCAAATTCGTCCAGGAAGATGATGTTGAATGAGTTTCCTCGGACTGCGCTAGATGATGTAGACGCAGCAATAATCTTAGAACCATTCTCTAATTCTAGAGATCCTTTATTCCAAGAGACAATTCCATGCTGCATCCACTTGGGAAGATTTTCATAGGATAACTGCAAACGAGACAGAAGTTCTCTTGACGTTTCTGCCTTGTTTGCTAGAATAGCAATCTTAACGTTATCGTTGAATAACGCATAGTGCATTAGATAGGAAACACAAGTCGTTGATTTTCCAGTCTGACGAGGTAGTTTTGCAATATTAAATCTATTTTTATGGAAATTAGTAATTAAATCTTCTTGGAAATCCCACATTCTAAATGGAATCAATCCCTCATCAAGTGAAACGATCTTCACATAATTTTTAGCAAAATATAGTGGATTTTCAGAACATTTAATAAACTCCTCAATTTGTTCTGGTGTAAACTCAACGGTTACGTTTGCTTTCTTTAGGTTAGGATTACCAAGATAGATGTCGTGTGATTCCATTAATTATAATTGTTCATTCACTTTATTTAGATCTCTATCTAATGAATCCATACTCTTAAATCTATCATCCCATGTCACACCACTGGTTGAACCTCTACATGGGTTGATGCAAGTATCATCTCCGAGTTTGTTGCACACTAGTCCTGCCAAATCATGTGGATCACCTTCTTTACCAGTTGCCCAGTAATGTTGCCCATTGATCCACTGTGCCCCACATTTGGGGCATTGTTTTGTATCCATAAGACTTACCTTGAGATGGTAATGCTATTATATATGCTAACCTTTACTTTGTCAGATATCTATGTTACACTTTTGCGTTTGGAAGTCAACACAGAGAAATCTTTCTTCTTTGTACCACCATCATATTCCCAAGCATATCCTTCAGTGATCATTTGGTTATTAAGTGAAGTTTCTTCTCCATTAATAAACAGATGTCCGAGGATGCGACCATACTTCTCTGTACTGTCTGGAAGTTCAGTCTTAATGATAATGTCTTTGGCAAATTGTAGTCTGTTCTTCAACCATTCTTTAGTCTCAAGACCGAGTTTCTTTTCTTCAAGATCCCTCGTGCGGCTCTCTGGGGAATCGATACCAGCCAAACGAATTCTTTTAGTAAGAGAGATATCGAAACCAAGATCAATATCAGCATCAATAGTATCACCATCTACAACCTTGGTAATTGATTTGATACGGTAGATATAAGGGTCTTTATTAGTCATTAGAATAATTTGATGGGAAGTTTCGATTTGATTTCATCTGTCTTTGCTTTGACTTTCGCCTCTGCTTTTACTTTAATCTGTTCTTTTACAATATTAGTAACATACTCTTCTGGATTTTCCAGAACTGCTTTTGCTTTTTCGTATGTAACGTATGCTCCTACACCTAAAGATCCAGCAATAGCTAAACTAATTGCTGATAGGATAGTTGAAATGTTTTTCATGATAGTAATTTCTCGATTGCGTTGTAGTAATAAACAGCATTATGGTCCTCTACACCATCAAATCTCTTATCATCTTCATCATGTAGATGAATCATTGGATGAGTATGAACATATCCAGTCAAGAAAGGTGGAGTTTTAGGAACAACATCATCACCATGAACAAAACGAAGATGCTCTACATTCTTCAGTCTTTCTCTCAAACCTCTACCACCAGGACGAGGTGATCCGATAGTAATAAGATGTAAATCTGGAGTACTAGGGAGCATCAAATCAGCGACCACAGTCGCTGTTGCACCACCAAGAGAATGTC